GACCGTCAGCAAGATCATTGGTGGGTGGAAATCGGCGCGTTCTCCTCGGCGACGGGGCCGACCTACAAGCAGCTTTACTTCGGGCGCATCGAGACGCGGGACCAGCTCCGGCAGATGCAGCACCGATACAAGGTCCAAGACGCGTGCGTCGCGCAGGACCGAGGCTACCGACCGGCTGACGTGGACCGCGACTGCGCGGACTTTGGATGGCGCGGGATGCGCGGGCACGCGCGCAAAACATGGACGATGAAGGACGACGCCAGCGACAAGCTCATCAACTTCCCGTTCTCGGAGCCGCGCGTGAGCGACTACCGAGGCGGGGATGTCTATTATTACGATTGGTCAGGCGATTACTTTAAAGACCTCTTGGCGAACGCGCTCGAGGCCAAGGGTGATCTCAAATGGCTACTGCCGGCCGATGTGAACCCGCTCTATCTGGAACACCTGCGCGGCGAGTCGAAGGTTGAAATCCGCACCGGCGTCTGGGAGTGGCGCGAGGTGAAGAGCAACGCGCCGAATCACGGGCTCGACACCTCGGCGATGCTGCTTTGCATGGCCACGATTGCGAACGTCGTCCGCTACACGCCGGTGAAAGACTGAGCCAGTTTGACGTTTCGGGCACAAGTATGCTCGACAACCCATTTCTCGGACTGGATAGCGCCACCCTGACGGCGCTCAAGACCAAGACAATTGACGCCATTCAGGCCGTGCTCCTTAACCAGAGTTACAGCTTGAACGGCAAGAGCGTGAGCCGCGCGGACCTCAACGCGCTCAACAATATGCTCGGGAACTTGCAAGACGCATTGACGGACGCGGCGGGCACGTCCACCGATACGACCTTCGTGAGCTTCACCGGCAACTGAACAACATGGAAAACGACATTTTCGACGCGTCAAAACTGATCACGCAAAAGCCGTGGCTCGACCGCGCGCTCGAAAACATCGCGCCGACATGGGCGCTCAAACGGCTGGAGGCTCGCGTAGCAAAGTCGCTTTTCGAATACAACGCCGCGCGGACGAATCGCTTGTATGCTCCGAAGCAATACGCGCAGCCAGCGGAGTCATCGCAGAACCAGCGCGATCGCGTGGTAATGATGTTTGAAGCACAGGACTTGACTCAGAATTTCCCAGAGGCTCGCGAAATTTCGCGCAAGTTCGGGACGTATCTCACGCCCAACGAGTATTCTCCGACGACCGGCGATCGCGACTACAACCAGACAATCAGCGAGTATTTCCACGCATGGTGCAAGACGTGCGACGTGACGAACCGGCACAGCTTCAAGAAGCTCGTGCAGCTCGCCGCCGAGGAGCGTCCGGTCGATGGTGATTGCGGCTTCGTTATCCGTCGCAGCGGCGAAGGGCTCAAGATTCAACTCGTGCCCGCGACGCGCATCGGAAATCCGAACGACACGGCGGTCGCGTCGAACAACTACTTTCAAGGCATCATCACGAACGACTTCGGACAGCCCGTCGCTTACCGGATTTATCGCGTGAGTCGTGACGGCGTTTATTTCGGCGCGGAGGACATTCCCGCGAATCAGTTTTGTCATTACATGGACCCCTTTCGGGTGGACCAGTATCGCGGAATCACAGATTTCCACGCAGCGATTCAGACGGCGCGGATGCTCCACGACATCCTGCAAGCCGAGAAGGCGGGCGTGCGGTTCTCTTCGCAGCAGGCCGCGCTCATCTTCAACGACCGTGGCGTCGCGAATCCGCGCAACCTGTTCCAGCCGAATCCCGCGCTCTCGCTCCCGAACGGACAGCAGCAGAAGAACGAGCTGACCGAGGTGGGCATGATTCGCTACTTCCAGAACAGCGACCGCGTGGAGGTTATGCCGTCGCGTCCGTCGCAGGCGTTTACCGGTTTCGTCCAACATTTAATGAAGGAGATTGCCATAGGAGTCGGGGTCCCTGAGGCAGTCTTGTTCACGACCCAAGATTACAAAGGCCCAAGCGTTCGGGCAGAATTCGCCGCAGCCGATCGCGTCTTTACGCGCCAGCAGGGCGTGCTCACCGATAAGGTTCTCGACCCGATCAAGGACGCCGTGATTCTCGACGCCATTGCGCGCGGGGAAATCCCGCCGCCTCCGCTTCTGGCCGGCGAGACGATGGTTCACGCGTTGCGCCGCGCGACCGCGGGCGAGTGGCGTTTCCCCGCGAAGCTCTCGATCGACGTGGGCCGCGAGTCGGCGGCGAACATGAACGAGAACCGGCAAGGCGCGAAGTCGCTGCAAGAAATCGCAGCGGAGGAAGGCACGGACGCCTTCACGCGATTGGAGCAGATCGCAATCGAAGCCGCCTACGTGAAGCAGCTCGCCGAGAAATACGGCGTGCCTGAGACGGCGATTCGGCTCACGACGAACTCGCTTCCAAGCACGCCAGCGGCCGCAGCCGCAGCAGGCGACGCGGTGGGCGTCAGCGCGGCAGAGGCGCAGGCGGCAAGCGTCACGACTTCCGCGACGGGCGGCGAATCGACGGACGTGGCCGCGATTGCGGGCGTCGAGTCCTTCCCTGACGTATCGCCCGAACTCGCACCGCTCAACGGCGCGCAGATTGCGGCGGTGCTCTCGATCCTCGAGAATTTGCGCGCGGGCGATCTCACGTCGGAAGCCGCCGAGACGCTGATGATTTCGGCGGGCATGGCGAAAGAATCAGCGCGCAAGGTCGCCGTATCAGTTAGTGCACTACCAAAGCAGCCTTCAAAAGTATCAGCTTCGGCGATGCACAACCGCATCCGACTTGCTCGCGCGCACGAGGACAGCAACCTCGTCACGATCAACTTCGCCGATGGCTCTTACATCCCGACGAACGCAATGGCCGACAACGCGCGCCGTGCGCTCGACGTGCGCGAGAAAAAACCGATGTCACAGCGCGGCATGACCAGCGTCGGCATCGCGCGGGCTCGGGATCTCATCAATAAGCGCCCGATGTCGGAGGACACCGTGCGGCGGATGAAAGCGTTCTTCGACCGGCACGAAGCCGACAAGCAAGGCGAGACGTGGGACCAGCAGGGCAAGGGCTGGCAAGCGTGGAACGGCTGGGGCGGTGATGAGGGTTATTCGTGGGCCACGGCGATCGTCGAGCGGCTGAACAAGCAGGCGGAGCAGTCGAAGCAACTGGAGACAAATCCAATTCAGATTCGCCGCGCGCTTTCCGCCGAAGCCGAGTCAACCGCATCTCCCGAGGAATGGCTCGATGCCGTGCAGACCTACCGCAAAAAGCAGCTTGGGCGACTCGATACGCTCAAGGACTTGGTGACTGAAAGCAAAAGCATCGTCGAACTGAGCAAGCCGAAATCGGGAAATAATTAACATGATTAACACGCAGACCCAAATCGACAGCCTGATTGACTTGGCTGTCATTCAGCGAACGGAGCTCAAGCAGCTGATCGAATCCCTGCCGCAACTGCGCGACCACCTCTCGTCGGAGATTGAGCGCAACCTCGAAGAGATTGAGCCAGCGATTCGCTCGGAGCTCGAGCAGTTCGTCGCGGCTCGCGCGAAAGATGCGCACGCAGAATCCAGTGTGGCGCTGACCGCGAAGATTGACGAACTCGCGAAGGCTCTGGAAATCACGACCGCCGCAAAGTATTCGGTGCTCATGGCCGAGCGCGCGGAGAACGTGAACCTGTTGGCGAAGGCCGAGGCGCGCATCGAGGACGCGGCGTCAATGCTCACGCACGCGGTGAAGGAAATCGTCACGGACGAACTCTCGCGCTTCCCGCGCGCTGGCGAAATCGACCAACTTCGCAAGGAGTTTGCCGAGCCTCGCGGGCTGAATCCTCGTGGCCGGTGGTTGCCCGATGAAACCTATCAGCGGCTGGATCTCGTCACGATCAACGGCGACAGCTTCGTGAGCAACATCGACGGCAACCGCGAGCGCCCGAGCCGCACGGCTGGCGACTGGACTCTGAGCGCAGCGCGCGGCAACGGGGGCGGAGGCGGGGGCGCAACGACATTGACTGACCTCGTTGCGGTGCCGAGCAACGGACAACTGCTCATCGGCAACGGCTCGGGATTTACGAGCGCGACGCTGACCGCCGGCGAAAACATCACGATCACCAACGGACCTGGCTCGATCACCATTGCGGCCGCGGGTGGATCGTTGGCGGCGTTCGAGGACGGCACGGAGGCAGCTCCTTCGATTGCGTTTATCAACGAGCTTTCGACCGGAGTTTATCGGCCAACGGCAGGCACGGTCGGCATTGTCGGCGGCGGTCACGACATCCTGCGCCTGACCGACATCGCGAGCGCGACGGACTACGTTCAAATCAAAAACGGCATCGGCGTCGGTAGCCCGCTCCACATTCTCGCCGAGGGCGCGAGCGCGAACATCGGCGTGCACTTGCAGCCCAAAGGCAGCGGTCTGCTTACGATCTCGGACGGCGCTGATTTCAGCAAGGGTATCCGCTTCCGCTCCTCATCGAGTGCCACAAGCGCGATCACGTTGCTCGATGCCGTCTCGACTGCGGGGCGCGTCATCACGCTGCCAGATGCGACGGACACCCTCGTTGGTAAGGC